GTTTAGATTGTCATACACATAATCATGCACATCGCATTTGATTTCTCTAACAGTACCATCGTAAACAAAGAATGAGTTTTCACCCATCCACGCAAGAAAGTTTCCTGTTTGCACGACTGATCTTCTGCTTACTGCTTTACAGTTTGCTCCTGCTGCTGCGATACCATAAACAAAAGGTGAGCCTACATAGCTCATTCTATCTATACCAGTATCACTAAAAACTATGACATCGTTTTGATATTTAACGCCTAATAACGCACGACCACCTGTAGGTATTTGCACATCACCTGCTGTATTCGTAGCTTTAGATGTCCAAGTATTTCTATCTTCTCTATCACTCCAAGATACCTTTCTTGGGTCGCCACCAGAACCAATAGCAACTAAATGCCTTTCATTAGTTACTAGGACAGCCTGACAGCCTGTAGGAGCGTTTGTTACGACTGTGGCAATGGTATCAGCTGTACCGCCTGAAACAGGCCTCCATTTGTAGATTTTGCCGTCACCAGAAAAACAAAAGACTAAATCCTCTCCCCAGTTGTCAAAGGAGAAATGACCTGAAGCAAGAGGTAGTCCAGATTGGCTTCTAGCATCGCCATAATCTTCTACGTTATAGTGGTATGCACCATAACCAAGAGGATCGTTGTCAGCGTCACTTACAAAGCCTGTTGGTGTTATATCAGCCCAAGTATTGTCGTATAAGACATAAACTTTTTGTCTTGTACCTACAGCTAGTATGGATTCACCAAGATTATCTTTATAGGCATACATACCTATAGCCTCACCAGTTAATGCTGTGTTTCTTAGTTTAGTCCAACCACCAATAGGTTTGAGAAATCCGTTTTCAAAACGCACAAGATTGCCGTCAACCCAACGACCTTTATTAGCATAGTCAGTTCCGTTTTTGACTATGCCAGCTGGCGGAGTTACAGGCAATAGTGCCATATTATTCTCCTAAATTATATTGCAGATGATTCATTAGCTGTTCTTTTAGCAGCTTTTACAGAATCAGTCCAAACTATTGAAGCTATACCCTGAACCTCTGTAGACTCACCTGATACGTCTGTATCTGTATGAGTCCAATTACCATCTTCATCTTGAACAGAACTTACACAATCTAATGCGTGTCTATGAAAAGACCTTGATAGCTCTTCACCATCTTCTTTGATGACTGTAGCTGTTCTTACTTGTATAGTTTTGTAGTCTCCTACAACTTCTATTTTATCTTCTATTATTTCTTTTGTTATTGCCATTTTATTTTCTCCTATGTCCGTACCTAGAATCCACTAGGTATATTAGTTATTATGCATTTGTAAAATATGATGTGCTTATTGAAATGTAAGCAGTAGTAGTTACATCTCCATTAGTAATTTCGTTTAAACCACCTGCTTCAGTAGCTTCATACATTCTTATTGTTGTTGTACCACCATTTACATCTCCTACCATCATACCTGAATAAGAAATATTAAATGGTCTTATAGAAATAGCAGTTATATTATCAGCAGCAAAAGGTAATCCTGTTATTGTAAAGTTACCAGCACCATTTGTAGCACTAATTCCAAAAAAACAAACAGCATTAACAAAACTACCAACTTTTGTATATTGTCCACTTGCTGATACAGTAGTTCCTGAAGTTGCACCAAATTTTGGAACTGGAGTCCAACTACCTTCTTCATAATCGTCAAGTGCGTTAGCTGATGCTGTGTCTCCATTGAAGGTTATACCTCCACTTGAAAGAATACGCATTTTTTCTGCTGTATTTACAAAAAATGTCATATTATCTGCACCACCTGAAGCGTGTGTATATGCTATTCTTCCTGCATCTTCATTATCAGAATCACCAAAATGTAGAGCAGCAGTACCTGTTGTACCACTTATAATAGATATATATGCTTCATGGCTTAACCCACCATTTCTATTAAATACTGCTACTGTATTTGATGAAATACTAGGTGCAGTACCTTCAATAGTTGCATGAAGTTTAGCTGAAGGCGATGTTTGGTTAATTCCAACATTGCCTGAACGATTAATACGCATAGCTTCAGTTGGAGAATCAGGAGTTGTGCCAGTATGAAAAGATATAGCACCAAATAAATTTGACAAGCCATCTCCATCTGTTCTTATTCTTGATATAACGCCTGCTGTACCAATAGGATTATAAAAATCTATATCAATATTATTACCTGAAGTAACCCTGTCTAATCTTAAAGCGTTACCTGCAACTGAATCAAATCTAGCGTTTCCTACTACATCAAGCGTTACATCAGGACTTGCAGTTCCAATTCCAACATTTTCATTACTATCAATAGTTATAGCTGTAGAAGTAGCATTATCATCAATACCTGTTGAAGTAAAACCTGTAAGCGTACCAACACTTGTAATATTAGGTTGTGCTGCTGTAGCTAGTGTACCTGTTATAGATGTATTAGCTGTAAGGGTTGTAAATGTACCTGCTGCTGGAGTTGTGCCACCGATGACAGAGCTATCTATAACTGCTCCGTCTAGGTTCATAGCTACTGAAGTACCAGTAGAACTAAATAATGCGTCTACAGAGTCAAGATCATTATTAATCTTTGTACCCCAAGTATCAGTAGATGCGCCTACTTCTGGTTTGGTTAAGTTTAAATTCGTTGTAAATGTATCTGCCATAAAAAAATTCCTCTAAGCTGCGTCTTGTTCGCCTAAGTTTGTCCATGATGTGCTTGGATTAGTTTGTTCTGTCCAAGTTTCTTCTGCTACTATTTGATCGGTCCAAGTCTCACCAGGAACAATAATATCTTCCCATTTTAGACCACCAACTGCATTAAATCCACTTGTTTGTGCAATTACAGATGCACCCCTCATTACAATGCCACCCAAGGCATCAAATCCGCTGGTTTCTGCAAATGTTCCTTCACCAACTACAGTAAACCTACCTGTAGCTGTCATGCCTGATACAGATGATATTACAGATGCACCACGGTCTATCTGTCTACCTGTTGCTGTCATATCAGAACTTGCTGATATAGTTGCAGATCCTAAGTCTATTTGTGTGCCTACTGCTGAAGCGCTAGATGTTGCTGATATGGTTGCAATACCATCAAGTATAATTCCACCGATTGCTGTAAATCCAGATGTACCAGTAATGGTAGATGCACCTGTAATTACAAATCCGCCTGTTGCTGTAAAGCTTGAGGTTGCTGCTATGGTCGCAGAACCTAATACTGGAACTTGAACAGTTCCGACTGCTGTTACATTAGATGTTGCAGCAATAGTAGCTGCGCCAAAATGATATACAGGAGTTCCGTAATTGGACTTTCCGTATGTGTATAAGCCATAGCCTACTGAGGCCATGATATTACGCTAATGTTATATCTAAATCGCCAGCGTCAAATCTGAATACATCGCCTGAACTTACAGTCTTAGAAGCTGTTAAGTTTGCATAAGCCATTAGATTACCACTTGATGAGGCATCGAATATACCTACCGCAACGACTGTACCATAGTCTGCTGTAGCTGTTGGATATTCAACCGCAGCTGAGTTTGTTGCTGTAGTTGGGTTTGTACCAGATACAGTAAATGCAGCTGATTGTCTTGCATAAGCACCGCCTGATACTTCAGTACCACCACCTGTATCTGTAGGTGCTACAGTATACAAAGCAACATATAATGTTCCTGGTGCTGTATAAGCATTACCACCAAATACATGGTCTAATACTTTATCCTCTAAATAATCACTAAATCCAGCCATTTTATCTCCTAATTATTATTCCAATAATACATTTTTTTACCAGACTTGCCATAAGTTCTTCTTCTTTGTATTAGAGATCCTTTGCCAAATTCTGCTTTCTCTTGTTCCATTCTCATCTCTTCTAATGCTTTTTCAAATTGTGCTGTAAATAACGGCACTCTTTCATCTTCCATTAGATAGATAGAAGCGTGTTTTAAAGCACCATATAAGTAAGCATCTGGATATCCTGTGGATATAAAGTTCGTTGTATTAGAACTGCTTAAAGCATCTATAGTGCCATAGTATGTTAATTGTAGCGTATAACTTGTGTCAGGGGTAGGTGCTAACTCTAATGAATTATCTACGATTGCATAATAAATAGGTTGACCAGTTACGTTGTTATTAGCTTTTCTATAGACATCTAGTGATTCTATAGACTGTTGAAACAATGGTCTAAAATCATTTGATGTAATTTCTACATTGATAGCTTCTAACCAGTCTGTTGGTAATGACATATATTGTGCATCTGCTGTAGCAGTAGCACGTTTAATCATGTCTTTGGTTCTTAATCTTCTGTTAAATTCACCTTCTGTTGCATCAATAAAAAAATCTAACTGGTCTGTTAAATCTGACCTGTTTAAGAAATTTGCAATATTAGTTTTTAATTCATCGTATGTCATACTTTACCTTTCCATGTCCTAAAGGGTTTATTATCAGAATGGTTTAACCATTTCTTCCATTGTGCAGAATCCTTTGACCAACCTTCTCTGATTGCTTGTTGATATATTACCATTGGTACTTCTGCTACATGACGAAAATCTTTACCTGGAGCATTTTCAGATAACTGTTTTACATAGTCTAAAGTTGGTTGAATATTCTGTTTTGTCTGATAAACAACCTTATCATCTTCAGTTGCAAAGATAGATTGCAGTCCTGTCTTATGATCTATTAATGTAGTTTTTGCCATGTAGAGATTTTAGCACAAAAAAAAGGGAAGCCGAAACTTCCCTTAAAGCTTATTTAACTAAACTTATGATGTTGTTAAGTCTGCAACGACACCATGAGCAGCTTCATTAGATACTTCTAATCCGTACTCACAAATAATCATCTTAGTCTCAGCATCACCTATTGTTGAGATATCAATAGTTTGGAAATCTCTTAGGTATGACACTTTTGCAAACTCTGGATCTACTAACAACAATGATCTTTCTCTTGATCTGTTTGATGGAACGATTTTTAGTTCACCAAAGTCAGATGAATAGATTGATACTGAAGCTTCGACTGTGTTTGCATCAACAAATTGTCTAGCTTGTGTTCTACCTGTGAAAGCAGAAATCTTCTGCTTATTTACAGGTCCACAGATTGCCATGTTAGGCTCTGCACCACTAGCAAACATAAGTTGTAATACATCTTTTAATAAAGTTTCTGTTAATGCTCTTTGTGTTCCGTCTGTTGGAGCAGCACCGCCACCAGTTGAAGCACCGTTAGTTCCTCTTGAATCGTTAGTTGTAATCCAAGATTCGAAACCACCAGTTACCCTAGCTGTTGTAGCATTACCAGTTGTTTTAGCACCTTTTTGACATAGAGCCTCTTCCATATCTCTTTTAAGTGCTTTAGCCATGATAGCAAGTTGGTGAGCCATTTCTGATCTCTTACCAGCTGCATCTGAAGCTTCTTGTGAACCTGTTACAGTTGCATCTCTAGCTGAAATCATAGCAACATTACTTGCTCTTGCTGTAGCTGTAGAAGCAGCTCTTGATAGTTCAAAACCTTCAAGCTGTCCAGCGGCACTTGGAGTAGGTAGACTTTCTGTCTGCCAATCAAATACTACGTTTTTTATATTTCTTTTACCGATTGATGACATAAACGGTGTTTGCATTGGAGAAATGTTGTAAATAATATTACTTAAATCTTCTCTGTCAGCAGTAGCTGTATATGTATCAAAGGCGTTTGTTACTTTAGCCATTGTTATATTCCTTTAAATTAATTGTTCAAATACTTTAGCCGCATCTGAGGTTTTCCCAGTTTTGGCCAACCTTTGTTTTGCTTTCTTCACAGGTGTTGTCGTTTTTGGTCGGTTAGTCGTACCAGGTCTCGCAACTCTTGCTGGTGCTTTTTGTGTTGGTTTTTTCTTTGTGGCTTCAACTGTTCGAGAGTTTAACCAAGCATTTCTTAAACCAAGCAAAGCACGATAATCATAAACCTGTTGTATCTCTTCAGGAGTATATTCCAACTCCTTCATTGCATACTCGCTAATAGCAGCTTTTTCTTTGGCAGCAACCTCTGGGTTTTGCCATTCTGGGATTATTTCAAGAAGCTTTTGATTACCATATTCAACAAATTGTTGTATTTGTTGTTGCTGTTTTACCAAGGCTTCTTGTTGAAGTCTTTGTTGTTCAGCACTTACAGCACTAAGCTTTTCTTTCTTTTCATCCCAAAGCTGTTTTTCGCGAACATAACCAACAGGATCATCTTCATACAAAGCGTTCCAATCTGGTTCGTTAGCCAGTTCGCCCTTTAAT